TAACAAACAAAAATTCTTCGTTAATAGTGAGCCAATTGGGACTTTACCTGATTTAAATAAAGGTATTACAAGTCGACTAGAAGTATATAATTTAGTAAAACAATTTATAGAAGATGCGAGAGCAATCCCATTTGAAATAGATTTTCTACAAGTTAGTAGAGTTTGGGATAAGAAAGAAGAAATAGAAGAAGATATTTCTAAATTTGGAATGGTAAACGGTAAATTTATATACAGTCAATCCACAAGAATGCCTACTCCAGTTAGAGCGTATCCAGTTGATGTAGATAATTTAGAATTACCAATACCAGGTGAAATTGTTTGTGTTATAAAGTATTGGGATAAAAATTATTATTTTGATAAAATAAGTATAGAAGGTGCATCTTCTAATTTTGATCCAGCGCTAGGAAAAACAACTTTACCAAAAGATATAAGAGAACTTTTAAAAGAAAGAATTAAGGATTATGATGCACCCAAGAAGCCTATCAAAAGACCTTATATACAACAGGGGTCAAAGACAATTAATAGTAGATATGGTAGTTCAATTTTATTTGATCATAATGGTGTAAAACCAACTATAAGATTAAGTAATAATCAAAGTCAAGTTGGTAATTCACCATATTTTGAATCTAAATTTTATACAGAAGGGTCAACTATATTGATAGATAGTGGGACAACAGAACCATTTCCTAGACCTTCTGTTCAGGGTGTTAAAGAATTTGTAGATAATCATGGTGATAAAGTAATTATAAACTCTAATCAATTAATTTTTCAAGCTAAGAGAGATAATATACATATTAATACTCCTAAGACTTTATATTTAAATGCACCAAGTGTTTATATTGGAAATGAGCCAGCAACAATGGCTGAATCATTATCATTAATTTTAGAAGATATATGTGATTTAATTGATATTTTAATAACAGGAGTATCAGCAACACCACAAGGGAATCCAGCTATGGGGGGAGCTATGAGACCAAACCAAGCTATGAAATCTATAAGAAAGTCGTTAAATAATAAAGAATTTCATGCAATACCAGATAAACATAGTATAAAACAATTAGATGAACCAGATATATTAGCAGCTGAGGACTTAAGATAATGGCTAAAACTTTTGCAGGAAAGTCACTCTCAGGTGGTCTAAATAAAGTGGCAGATTCTGTATATGGACCAATAAGGAGATTGAAAGAGATAAATAGGGCTTTAAAAAAATCTCTTAAAGTAGGTACAATAACGGAAGCGGAGCTCCGACGGTTACTTGAAGAAGGTGAGAAAATACAATTGACTTTGCGTAAAGTTCCAATAGATGAAATGGATACTGTTATAAAAACTACAAAGAATGTAGTTAAAGGAGTTAAGGTTGGGAAAGACGTAGCATTAGTGGCTGGTAGTGCAATGAATCCTGGATTTGGTACATCTACTAAAATTATCAATGAAAGTGAAGCACTTATTACTGATGTGGAAGATACATTAGAATCATCAAAGGATTTAGTAAAGGAAGTCAAAAAGGAATATAAAGGATTATCTGCAGAGATGATTCAGATGGCAGAATATGCGAAAGCACATAGAGAAGCAAAAAAATTAAATGAAGGACAATTTCCACCCTGGGTTGAAAAATATTGGAACAATCAATTAGCTATAAATCAAACGCATTTAGCATACATAGGAGATGACAGGCAATCTGACGTGATGCGAGATTATATACATGCTGATCCACGCAGATATGCTAAAGTATTAGCAGATGCTAAAACACATGGACATTTACGTTATGTTAGAGGTAATCGTAAGGAAGACCCAATTTTAGATACGAGAGTCGACGTAGAAATAAAAATGAATTGGTTAATGATAGATTGGATATTAAATTATAAAGATTTTCAGGATATAAAGAAACAAGTATATGAAAGAGATAAATTAATGTATCCACATATGTACTCAGGCAATAATCCAGAACCAACTCCAGCGGAAAAGGAAGCTCTACAACTTGAGCAGAATGTGGATAGAAGGGAGATGGAGAAGTTAAAAGAAATAGTAACAAGGACTAGAGCTGAATATGATTCAAATGCTCAAACATTAATGCAATTAGGATTTCAGGCTGAAACTACAGATATAGATCCTACTGGTAGAATACTTGGGTATGAATATAATACTATTATTAATAGCAGACAACAACAATTATTAGATGATTCCGTAGGTGAAATTCCACTTGATGTAATTGACGTTAATAGTCGCATCATAATAAAGAATGAAGAATCGAAGCTTGGTGGAGTAACTGAATCGTATAGTGACTATATGAAATCAGAGTCAAGGCACGGAGAGCGATTACTTGGCGGCGGACAAACGGTGTTTTGGGTAGATATGGAAGAAACAAATATTAATGGTGAAAAACATTATATAAGCAATTTTATTGTACAAAATAGATATGGTACTCAAGTGATAGAGCAAGAAGCTTTAGATGCCGAAGGAAATATAGTAAGTGGTATAGAAGCAGTTGTTGATAAAAATAAAGGACGATATGCATCATTAGTTGAGTGGACTCAAAATGTATTTGGTGGATAAAAATTTAATAAAGGGAGTATGAAAATGAAAAAAGGTGAACTAAAGAAAATAATAGAACTAGCAGTTCGTAAGGAAGTCAAAAAACAAATAAATGAGATATTTATTAATGACGACAACTCATCTCAACTTTCCGAATTAGTTTCAAAATCAGTAACCGAAAAAGAGTTCAAAGAACCAATTAGAAAAAAATATAAAGTTGGTAAGAGAGAAGAAGTAAAATATACAAAAAATAAAACTTTAAATAAGGTTTTGAATGAAACTAAAGGTGGAATACCACAAGGAGATGGTACAGAATCTTATCCAATGATGGGTGGAGAAGTATTTGATTCTAGTAAAGTAACAGAGGTAGCAATGAATAGTGGTGAATTTGGAAGCACAAGTGAATTTAAAAGAGAATTAGGAGCCGCTATGACTGTTAAGGCAGCAGGAGTTCCAGTTGATAAAGTTCCAGAATCTACAATGAAAGCTTTAACAAGAGATTATAGTGGTTTAATGAAAGCTATGAATAAGAAGAATACTAATGGCGTCCAATAGAGAATACGATAGTGATCCAGATGTTTATATAGGAGTAAAATTACCTATAAAGTTTGGTAATAGTGGGTTTTGGAATAAAACTTCTACTACTATAGAACAGGCGGAATATAATTTAAAAAATTTACTAATGACAAAATTTGGTGAAAGACCTGCTCATCCAGATTTGGGATGTAGGTTGGCACATTTAAATTTTGAGCAATTGGATGACAGTATTATAGTAAAAGCAGAGGAAGATATAACAGAAGCAGTGAGTAAATGGCTACCATATTTAAATATAGTTAAAATAGAACCTACTATCAATCACGATGCTAGTAGGTTGGATGTGAAAATAACTTATACTTTAAAAACAGATCAATCCCAGGCTGGGAAAGCTACAGTTATTTACAACCAATAAGGAGAGATAGTATATGCCAAGTAATAAAGATATAAATTATATAGGTAGAGATTTTTCTAGTTTACGTCAAAATTTGATGGACTATGCTAAAACTTATTTTCCTTCAGCATATAAGGATTTTAATGAAGTTTCGCCTGGTATGATGTTTTTAGAATCAGTTGCATATATCGGTGATGTGATGGGTTATTATACTGATGCGGTATTTAAAGAATCTTTATTACCTTACGCGGAAGAAAAAAATCAAATATATAATATAGCACAATTTATGGGATATAGACCAAGATTGATATCCCCGTCATTAGCTAGAGTAAGATTTTCACAGGAGTTACCAGCTAGAGTTGATGATGACGCACAACCAGATTATGATTATGCGATGAATATAAAATCTGATACTAGAGTGTTTTCCCCAATACATGGTGTAGAGTTTAGATTATTGTCAGATTGTAATTTTAAAACTGGTCAAGGTAGTCAGAGTCCACCACCAGAAAGAACTGGTAATTGGTCAACAGGTTTAAAATATTTTAGAATATATAAAACTGTAACTGTTATAAGTGGATTTAGTAAAGAAGAAACATTTACTTTTGGCGGACCTCAAAAATATGATAAGCTAGTTTTATCTGAAGATAATATAACAGAAATTTTATCAGTCTCAGATAGTGATGGAAATACTTGGTATGAGGTTCCTTTCTTGGCACAAGACATGGTTTTTTCTGAATTTCAAAACTTAGCTGAAAATGATAGTTCTCTTGTTCAATATGATGAAACTAATCCTTATATTATAAAAAGATTAAAAACGTCTAAAAGGTTTAGAACTTATGTAAGGTCTGATAAAAAGACAGAAATAAGATTTGGGGCTGGAACAGAAGTAACTCCAGATGAAGAATTAATTCCAAATCCAGATAATGTTGGTTCAAATTTACCAGGAGCACCATCTAAATTAGGAATTGCATTTGATCCTAATAATTTTACAAATACTAGGGCTTATGGTGAAGCACCATCTAATACTACACTTACTATAAAATATGCTTATAGTGGAGGATCTAAACATAATGTTATGTCAGGTCAGATAAATACTTTTGCTAGTAAAGTTCTATCACCATTTTCAGGAAATTTAAATTCTACAAAATTAGATCGTGTTAGAAAATCAATTAACCTAACAAATGTAGAACCATCATCAGGAGGTATGGATGCAGAATCTAATGAAGAAGTAAGACAAAATGCACTTGGTTATTTTCAGGCACAAGCTAGAATGGTAACAAGAGATGATATTATTACTAGAGTGTATGCGTTACCAGAGAGATATGGTAATATCGCTAAAGCTTATGTAGTACAAGATGAGCAAATTTCTAATCCCGCTGGAGAAAAACCCAAATTCGAAAAAAATCCGTTAGGGTTAAATTTATATCTGTTAGGATATAATAATAATAAAAAATTAGTAAAATTAAATACAGTTACTAAACAAAATTTAAAAACATATTTGGGAAGATTTCGTATGTTAACTGATGCAATTAATATTAAAGATGCTTATATAATAAACATTGCAGTTAGATTTGATATTTTAGTAAAACGAGGATATAATAAAAATGAAGTTTTATTAAGATCAATTGCTAAAATGAGAGAATTTTGGAATGTTGATAATTGGCAAATAAACCAACCTATTGTAATAGCAGAAGCAGTTGCACAATTATTAAAGGTAGAAGGAGTACTTGGAGTTGAAAAGCCATCGGATAGTAATCCATTAGGTACTAATTTAGCTATAACAAACAAATATGATACTTCTAAGGGATATTCTGGTAATGTTTATGATCTCGCAGACTCAATGGTAATGAAGAATGGAGTTATTTACCCATCTAAAGACCCATCACTATTTGAAGTAAAATTTCCAGACCAAGATATAATCGGTAGAGTAATAGGAGATATAGCATAATGCATTATTTTGAATATGCATCAGCAGATGCCACAATGTATGAAGGATCAGTTACTCAATCTCAGAATACTGGATTGGATGAAATATTAGAGATACGTAAGGATACTAATAATAATGCTAGTGTAATAAATGTATCTCGAGCATTAATTAAATTTGATTTAACAGAAATTTCTAAATCAGTATCATCTGGGTTAATTACGTCAGGATCAGATATAAAATTTTATTTAAATTTATATGATGCAAATTCATCTAATTTAACTACATCACAATCTTTATATGCACATCCAGTAAGTCAATCTTGGACGGTTGGAGAAGGTAAATTTTATGATGATCCTAAAGATGAAGAAGGTGTTAGTTGGAGATATAGACACGGAGCAGTAGATGGTACTCAATGGATAAGTGGTAGTAATAATACTGGAGGAACGTGGTATAGTGGAAGTGGATATCAAGCTTCACAATCTTTTGAATGGGAAACAACTGATATGCGAATGGATGTAACTGGAATTATGTGGAGTTGGTTACACGGTACTATACCAAACCAAGGCTTTATGATTAAAAGAAGTGGAAGTGTTGGTAATTCTGATTCGGGAGCAGAGGAAGGAGATACCACAAAGTATGGACATTTTGCATTTTTTAGTAGAGAAACAAATACAATTTACCAACCTAAGTTAGAAGTACTTTGGAAAGATTATACTTTTAATTCTGGTTCTCTATCCCCATTAGTTTCTTCGGATTTAGAAGATTTAGTAGTTTATATGAAAGGATTAAGACCTGATTAT